AATCGACAAAGGACGTGGCTGGCCTATTCCTATCATTATGGGCGCTATGACTCAGGTATTAGGTCACGCACCAAAAATTATCGCTACTGTGCGTCCTGTGCCAGACTGTATGGCATCGTTTGTCCGTGTTGCAAAACCAGCCGACTTAGATGAATTTATGTATTCTGGACAGCTTGCAGACCACCTTAAAGCTGCATATATCTCGCTGCAACAAGGCTACGAAGCCATGCCAGAGAACTTCCTGTTTGTAGAGTACGACAACCTACTCGCAGACCCTAAAAAAGAATTAGACCGCATCCATGAGTTTCTTGGATTAGCACCATTTGAGTATGACTTGTCTAACATTGACGGCACACCAGTAAAAGAAGATGACGAGAACTTGCATGGTTACGCTGGTATGCATGACATCAAGCCAGAGCTAAAAAAGCAGCACTCAGACCGCTCACAAGACCTCTTAAAGCATCACTACAATCAGTTCTGCCAGCCTGAGTTCTGGAACGACAATAACCGCACTATGCCTGAGTTAGATGACTTAGACCTCCAGTTAGCTGCGGGTAAGATTGGTGACTTTGCGGAAGGTTGGAGACTATCTGAGAAGTTGGCAAAAGAGCGCCCAACAGACCATCGTGCAGCCTATAACCGTTCTTGGTATTTACTCAAACAAGGTAAGATCCGTGAAGGCTATCGTGAGATGGATCGTGGACGTTTCTGCGGAATCATTGGTGAGCGTCATCCAGATACCCCAATGCCAGAATGGGACGGTAAGACTAAAGGCACAATCTTGCTCTATGTTGACCACGGATTAGGCGATCAGATCCACCAAGTACGCTATGCCAAAGACTTGGTAGCACGTGGCAATAAAGTTATTATTTGCTGTTCAGGTCAGTTAGCGCAGTTGTTCTCACAAGTTGAGGGTGTTTCTGCTGTGGTGCAACATGGCGCTGAATACGGTATTTACCATGACTTCTGGGCATTTGCTATGGTGGCTCCAAACTACCTAGGCTACGAGATGAGTGACCTTAAAGGCACACCATACATTCCTCGCCCAACAACCATCAAAGGGCGTAAAAAGCGCATTGGATTACGTTGGCAGGGTAACTCGAAGTTTGAGGATGACCATAATAAGAAGTTCCCGTATGAGCTGTTATTTAATGCTGTACAGAATGACGAATACGAGTTTATCTCATTACAGCGTGACGAAGGCGCTGATGCTTGCCCACCTTGGGTAAAACGGGTACCATTAGACTCTTGGATGGATACTCAGGCAGCCGTAGCATCTTGTGATTTGGTTATCTCTTCATGCACCTCGGTAAGCCATTTATCGGCCGCTATGGGTGTGCAGACTTGGGTAGTTATTCCAGTTATGGGTTACTACTTGTACGCTTTAGATGGCGATAAGTGCCCGTATTATGATTCTATGACCTTGTTCCGCCAAGAAGTATTTGGTGAGTGGCAAGCACCCTTTGATCGCATTAAAGCGAAGTTAAACGAAAATAAACCTCAAATAAGAATGGTAAGTTAATGAGCTATCGGTATTCAAGTTCTTTTGAAAAACCCGGGTTAAATACCTTGGTTTCACCATCCCCCTCTGGAGCATACACCCAATATACCGGAAGCTGGAAACTGAACGCAGCAAGTGCAGCTCAGGGGGCTGGCACGTGGCCTAGTCCACCTGTACCGTATCTTTATAGCTGGGGATTTAATAGTTATGGTGGATTAGGACTAGGAAATACCACAAACTATTCATCTCCTAAGCAGGTTGGTAGTTTAACAACTTGGCTTACAATATCCGCTGGAGCATATTTTGCTGCAGGCATAAAAACCGATGGTACGCTATGGACTTGGGGAAGAAATAATACGGGTCAATTAGGCTTAGGTAATACAACAAATTATTCTTCTTCTGTTCAAGTCGGTGCGTTAACAAATTGGTCAAAAATTGCTTCTGGTTTTAATTTTTGTTTAGCCGTTAAAACAAATGGAACATTGTGGGCATGGGGACAAGGTGGAGTCGGTTCATTGGGCCTTAATAATACAACCACAATGTATTCTCCAAATCAAGTTGGATCTCTTACAACATGGTTAAATGTTGCAGCATCCCAATATCAATCTTTTGCTATTAAAACTGATGGTACTCTATGGTCTTGGGGATTTAATAATCATGGTCAACTAGGAAATAATAATACAAATAATTATTCTTCTCCTGCACAAATAGGAGCATTAACAAACTGGTCAACAGTTACTGCTGGTTTTACCCATACTTTAGCCACTAAAACTGACGGCACTCTTTGGGCTTGGGGTTTTAATACCTTTGGCGGACTTGGTTTAAGCAATACAACAGATTATTCCTCTCCAAAACAAGTTGGTGTGCTTACCAATTGGCTAAAAGTTTCTGCAGGATATGGATATTCAACAGCCATAAAATCAGACGGAACATTATGGTCATGGGGTTATAATGCTTATGGTCAATTGGGAAATAATAACACCAATTATTATTCTTCACCAAAACAAATCGGTGCTTTAGCTACATGGTCAACTATTTCTGCTGGATATGCGTATGCTCAATCTATCAAAAACGATGGTACTTTATGGTCATGGGGCCGCAACCAAAATGGACAATTGGGTCAAGGTAATACAACAAATTTAAGTTCACCGCAACAAATAGGATCTTCAACATTTTGGACATTTGTAAACGCAAATAACAGCGCTAGAAATTCAAATATGGTTTTTGGTATTAACAAACACTAACACAAAAGGAGCATTAACATGGCATTATATGTACAAATCGTCAACAATGAAGTTAAACAGTGCATTGACACTGTACCTGCTGAAGGCATAGGTAACGCTGGCTGGAAGAACGCAGTTGAAGTTCGCCCAACCATCACCCCTAATCGTCAAGGCTATACAGCGCACACATTTGATTTGACTAAAGATCCAGTGGAAATTGTGTATGGCACATTTGACATTCCTGTAGCAGACCGTCAAAAAGGCATGATTGCTAACGCTAACTTTGAAGTAAGTCAATTACTCCAAAGCATGGCTCGTGATCCATCTACATTTGATGCGACTAAAGTATCTGCTGCTCAGTCTGCTGCTGCGACCAAAATCGCTGCAATTGAAGCTGCTACAACGCACGATCAGTTAGATGCAATCCAGTAAAGATTCAGCCTATCGTAGTCTAGTAAAGGCGATATCTTGGCGTATGGTAGGAACCATTGATACTTTTATCCTTAGTTGGATTATTACTGGTACCATTACTCTAGCAACAGGGATTGCATTTACTGAAGTAATGACTAAAACCGCCCTTTATTGGGTACACGAAAGGATTTGGAACCGATTATGAAAATTCTGATTATGGGATTGCCAGGATCTGGCAAGACGTATTTAGCGCAAGCATTAAAGGCTTACTTAGAAGAGCATGGAGATATCTCCTACTCTAGAGCTTTATGTGAACCAACAAACACTAAACCAATAGTAACTTGGTTTAATGCTGACGAAGTACGTAAGAAATACAACGACTGGGATTTTTCTAAAGAAGGGCGTATTCGTCAATCTTTGCGTATGGCTGAGTTTGCGCTATCCGCTGGCGGTGATTATGTGATCTGCGACTTTGTAGCTCCTTTGGTCGAGATGCGTAACAACTTTAAAGCGGACTGGACTATCTGGATGGATACCATAGATCAGGGTCGTTTTGAAGATACTAATAAAGCATTTGTACCACCAGAGGTTTATGACTTCCGTATTACAGAGCAGGATTGCGAAAAGTGGGCTGAGTTCATTGGCAACCACATTATTGAGAACCGCAGACGTCCAACTTTTGATTGGCAAAAAGAGACGGTTCAAATGTTAGGAAGATGGCAACCTTGGCATGCTGGCCATAGAGCGCTATTTGAAAGGGCTATTTCTAAAACGGGTCAAGTAGTTATTCAAATCCGTGACTGTCAGGGCTGGCAAGGTTCTAATCCATTTGCCATAGAGCAGGTAAAAGGTTATATTAAGAGAGACTTAGATCCTCTTTATCAGGGTCAGTACGAGATTCAAGTGGTTCCTAATATCGTTAATATTACTTACGGTAGAGATGTTGGATATAAAATTGAACAGGAAACATTTGATAAATCCATTACTGATATCAGTGCAACTAAAATCCGCAAGGAAATGGGTATTAAATAATGTTTGGAATATCTGCCTTCGCTCAAAGCCCGTTCGCTAGTTTAGGTACTAATGCGTACACGTTATCCATTACGGAAACGATTACTAGCGTGGCAGATGCTAACAGCGAAGCAGATCAATTCTTTGAGGGCATTGTAGAAGGATTTAGTCCAGCAGATTCTAATAGTGAATCTTCTGCATTCCTTGATACCCTCATTGAAAACATCACAATGGCGGATGTATATACCATTACTCAGTCTAGCTCAGCAAGTATTACTGAAAACTTTAACCCTTCAGAAAACGAAACTATTGGATCTGCTTATACATTCTCCATTACAGAACCATTTACATCTGCTGAAACAGAATCTTATGTTTATACTATAGGTTTTACCATTACCGAAAACGTAGGAATGGCTGCTTCTTACACCGTAACTGCTGCATTATTAGATAGCATTACAGAATCGGTCACTATGTCAGACAGCAATAGTCAATCAGATATATTTTTTGATTCTATAGTAGAAGGCATTATCTCTTCCGATTCAAGCGCACAACAATCTGCATTTAAAGATAGCATTATCGAAGCTATTACAATGTCAGATTCAAATGTATTTGGATTTATTACTACAATTTCTGAAAACATTGGTCTAACAAGTTCACAGACAGGTTCTTTAATTGTAATATTTACTATTTCTGAAAATGTTAATGTAGCAGATGCAAGTACACAGATCTCTCATTATCTTGATGCAATTACTGAAGGCATCTTAATTTCAGATTTAGAAATTAGAACTGGATGGAATGTAATTAACAATATTCAAACGCCAAACTGGGTGTTAATAAACGATAATCAATAGGAGTAATAAATGTCAAACTATACAAGCTCGCTAGGACTTGAGCAGATTAATCCGGGAGATCAGGCTGGTCTTTGGGGAAACACAACTAACGTCAACTTGTCATTGATTGACCAAGCTATTGCGGGCGTTACTCCAGTTGATTTTACTGGCGCATCAGGTACAACAATCGCCTTAACAGATAATAATGGCGCAGCAGACCAAGCACGTGCAGCTGTTTTAAATTTAACAGGTACGGCTAACGGTCCTAATACAATTGTCGTTCCTAACGTTACCAAAACATATTTGGTTAGAAATGGAACAGGACAAAGTGTAACATTCCAAACCGCTTCTTCTAGTGCTACTTATACTGTTTTATCAGGTAATAGCATTCTTATTTTCTGCGATGGTAATAACAACGTATATAGCGGTATTGTTTCTCCAAGCTCTGGAACTTTAACGGTAGCTGGTGGTGGTACTGGATCTACTACATTTACTGCTGGATTTATTACATCTAATGGCGGAACAACTGCTTTGTCATCACAATCCACTGTTAATGCATCTAGCCAGATTTCAGGAACCTTGCCAGTATCAAACGGAGGAACTGGGGCTTCTACTTTAACATCCAATTCATTATTAATTGGCAATGGATCTGGAACTATTGGGACATTATTGGGAGGATCATCAGGGCAAGTGGCAACATGGAATGGTTCGCAATGGATTGCATCTACACCCGCATCTGCTGGAGTTTCAAGCTTAAACAACGGTGGAAACATTACGTTAAGTGGTGCTACTGGTGCAGTTACTATCAGCTTAACTAGCGGTAACGTAACTGGCGCTCTTGGATATACCCCTGTTAACCCTACAACCCTTTCTGGATATGCCCAGTTAAGTGGAGCTACATTTACCGGGTCAATTAGTGCGCCTGCATTTTCTTCTGGATCACAAGGATCAACATTTGCTGGTATTGGTGGTGGCGCAGCATCAGTGCAATTATATAATGGTAGTACTGGTATATATCATGACGGTAGTAAATTTGGATTTGAAGGTAATGGTTCGGCTGTATGTTTTGTCTATAATGGAACTGGAACCATTCAAAATCTTTCTGGTTTGTATCAAGCAGTTTCTGATGAACGTATTAAAGAAAATGTTACTCCCGCACGTTCATATCTTGCAGATTTACAAAAATTAAATGTTGTTAACTATAATTTAAAAGGTCGTACAGACAAATATCTTGGATTAATCGCTCAAGAAGTTCAAGCAGTTATTCCTGGTTTAGTATCTGAGGAAGAAAAGAACGATGTATTCCCAGATGTACCTAATTTGTTAAGCGTTAAATATTCAATTTTAGTTCCAATGCTATTGCAAGCTGTACAAGAACTCACTGCAAAAATCACAGCTTTAGAAGCTAAAGTAGGTAACTAATGAATAAAGTTTTAAACGACCTTCTTACTGGAAAAGATGGTAAGACGCATGATATTGGGCGTTGGTCATTGCTTGTCTCTATATTTGGTTTTTTTGGGGCAGTAATTTATAACGCTCTTCACGCAGGATCGGTTGACCTAGAAAGAATGTATATGGGTGTAGCCGCTATTGTTGGAGCACATGGTATGGCTATTTGGGCTAAACAAAATACAGAACCTGAAGATAACTCAGGACCGGGGGCTTAATGTTTCCTTTACCTATTACCACATATGTCAAAATTGGAATTCTTGTTGTGGCTGTACTCGGGGCTTTTGCTTATGGCTGGCATACTCGGGATGTCGATTTCTCTAATTACAAAACTGAAATTAAAGTCGCATCAGAAAAACAACAAGCAGAAGTTGAATCAATCAAGAAACAACACGAACTAGCAACTAAAGGAATACAAGATGAATATGATGCGAAACTTAATCTTTTGCGCCAGTATTATGCTAACGGGGTGCGCAACACAGGTGCCAGTACAATGCCCGGCATTTCCTCAACCTCCAAGCTCTCTGACGCAATCGCCGCCTACAACGTTCTTGCTGGACAATGCGCTCAAACAACCCTCCAAGTAGTTGAGTGGCAAAAGTGGTACAACGAGGTTAAAAAGGCTAGCGTTGAATGACGGCAGATCAGCTTAATAAGCTAGGTGTAAACCCTAATACTTGGTATCAGCCATTAACAGATATGTTTAAGCGATACAGCATTAACACAACAAATCGGCAGGCGCAATTTTTAGGACAGGCAATGCATGAGTCGGAAGATTTTAAAGTGCTTGAAGAAGATCTCGATTATTCGCTTATGGGACTTATGCGTATTTGGCCCAGTCGATTCCCTACTGCAGAAGTTGCAGAACAATACGCAAGACAGCCAGAAAAGATAGCCAATAAAGTTTACGCTGGAAAACTAGGAAATACGGAAGAAGGTGATGGCTGGAGGTATCGTGGTAGGGGTATATTCCAACTTACAGGAAAAGAGAACTATGAGCGTTTTGGCAAGGCTATAGGCGTTCCTGTTGTTGATAATCCTGATATGTTATTGAACCCTCACTATGCTGCTCTATCTGCAGGCTGGTTTTGGAATCGGGCTGGCTTAAACGACTTGGCAGATGCTCAAGATATTGAGACAATAACCAAAAGAATTAATGGGGGCTTTAACGGTCTAGAGGCACGTAAAGCTAAAGTTGCACACGCCAAATTGATATTAGGGTAAACCCTTATATGAGTCCTTTACGTTTAGCCCATGCCAACTTCATTGATGCAGATATTTTTGCTTGGACTTCTGGTGACCGCAAAGCCGCAACTCGTTTGGCTTTAATTTCTGGATCAGAGTTAAGGGTTTTATTAAAAGCATGTATTGGATGGTTAGGATCTAAAAGTGCTTGTTTACGAGCCTCTTTGCTTTCATTGGAGTGTATTTGTTTCCCCTTTTTATTAGCAATCATAGTTGCTTTATATTCTGGATCTGCCCATTTAGCTTTAATTTTTGCACGAACTTCAGGACGTTTAGCTGGATTATTTTCTCCAGTAAATTTAGCCTTTACATCTGGATCGTTCATACGTGCATTTAGTTTAGCCCGAACTTCAGATCTAGACATGGGATTGTTTTCTTTCATCCGTTTGCTGGTAGCCAATTTCCCAGCATCAGTCATTCCTGGAGATCCATCGCCTCCCGGCTTTAAATTAGTTAAAGTGCCTGTTTCAAGCTGTATTCTTCCGTGCTTTTCTATTAAACTACGCTCTAATATTTTGGCCTCTTCTATGGTGTCTACTGTATGAAGCTCAGTTACTACATTTTTTGGTCCAATTTTTTTAAGTGTTTGTTTACAAAGCCAACCACGCCCACCAGCATTAAGCGGGTTAGCTCTGCCAGCAGATTTTGTCATGCCAACATAAAAAGGGATGTCGTTGTGTTTCCAAACGTATACAAACATAATAGTCTCCTTGTTAATGACTTAACAGGAATATAACATATATGTTACAAAAGATACAGTTCCGTCCAGGTATCAATAGAGAAGGCACCAACTATTCAAACGAAGGTGGCTGGTACGATTGCGATAAGATTCGTTTCCGCTCTGGTTATCCCGAAAAGATTGGCGGATGGAATCAAGCTACCCCTGGATATAATTATCAGGGCGTATGTCGTGCAATGGTTAACTGGATTGACCTAAACAATAATAACTTAATTGGTGTTGGTACCAACTTAAAGTATTACATCAATCGCTCAACATATTACGATATTACCCCTTTAGCCAATACTTCTTCTGGGTTATCTAATCCATTTACAACAACATCTGGGTCTTCAATAATTAATGTTTATGATCCTGGATACTCCGCTACTACAGGTCAGTTTGTTAATTTTACGGGCGCTACTGGATTTAATGGCTTATCGGCTGCTCAATTAAATACTGAATTTACAGTAACCAATGTTATAGATTCTAGCCATTATCAAATTACCTTGCCTGCTGGCGTTATGGCATCCGCTTCTGGAACTGGTGGTGGAACAGTAAAAGCGGCTTATCAAATTCCAGTGGGTCTTCCTGCTTATACTACGGGTAACGGATTTGGAGCTGGTCCATGGAACGGCACAAACGTATCTAGCACGGCTTATACAAACCTAGCGTATACCTCAGGAACAACCCCTTGGGATTTGCTAAACGATACCTCTACCACAATTAATGTGGATAGCACTATAGGATTTCCAAGCACAGGAACCTTAATTATTGATTCTGAATTAATTACTTATTCAGGAACTACGTCTACCAGCTTTACAGGATGCGTTCGTGGCACCCCATATCAGGATCCTAATGGTACCTATGCATCAAGCACAACGGCGACTTCAGTTGGACCAACAGATACCTCTATTCAGCTTGCAAGCGTATCAGGGTTTATTGTTCCATCGTATACCTACGCTACGATTAAAATAGGCTCTGAGTTTATTGCCTATACTGGAATAACTACTTCATCCAATACTCTTACAGGATGCACTCGTGGCGCCTTTGGGACTACTGCTGGAACTTATTCATCCTCTACGGCGGTAAACCAATATAGCCAATCTTATGCCACTTATCACGGCATTCGCCCTACTTCTGGAACACCAGTATACCCAGTGGTATATAGCGTTACAGGCTACCTAGGAGGAACTGGCTGGGGTCAGGCTACACCGGGCGCTGGTACAGGCGTTGGCGAGCAAATGCGGGTATGGACCAACGATAACTATGGTCAAGACCTTCTAATAGCTCCTCGTGGCGGTCCTATTTATTACTGGGCAAACAATACCTCTACGTTTCCAAGAGCCGTCCCATTAAGCACGGATGTTCCAATTGTAGGTACAAATCAGGTTTTAGTATCTGACGTATCTCGTTTTGTGATTGCTATGGGATGTAACTCATATGGTGATGGTACAGAGCAATTCCAACCAATGTTGGTGCGCTGGTCAGACCAAGAGAATCCTAATGTATGGACTCCTGAGATTACCAACCAATCAGGCGAGCAAAGATTAACAAATGGCTCATATATTATGCAAGCCAAGCGTAACCGTCAAGAGATCTTGATTTGGACTGATTCTGCCTTGTATTCCATGCAGTATGTTGGACCTCCCTATGTTTGGGGATTCCAGTTATTGATGGATAACATCTCGATTGTTGGACCAAATGCCGCTATCGTAGTAAATAACGTTGCCTACTGGATGGGTAACGACAAGTTCTACAGCTACTCTGGTGTGGTACAAACCCTTCCTTGTGCAGTGCGTCAATACATTTTTGATGACTTAAACTATGACCAACGCTATCAAGTTGTAGCAGGATCAAACGAGCGCTATAACGAAGTTTGGTGGTTCTATGTATCCAATGCTGAGGTTGCTGCTGCAGCGCAGGCTAGCAGGGTTCCTATGGTTGATAAATATGTCATCTATAATTACTTAGAAAATACTTGGTATTACGGCACAATGGGGCGTAGCTATTGGTTAGATTCTCATACCCAGCCATACCCATTAGCGGCTTATCCAACCAACGGAAATTCTGTTAATACGGGCACATTGCTTTACCATGAAGATGGCTTAGATGATGCCTCTACCAGCACTGCCGTACCATTTACCGCATACATACAGTCTTCGGACTTTGATATTGGCGATGGAGATCGTTTTGGATTTGTATGGCGTATCGTTCCAGACGTAAACTTCTCTAGCTCTAATTCAGGCTATCCGACTGTAAACTTCCAGTTCCAGCCTAAGAATTACCCTGGCGCCCCATATACTAAGTCAATTATTGACCCTGTAACCAGCACTCAGCAGTACACTCCAATTATGAACCAGTATACGGTTGAGCAATATACACAGCAAATTTGGAGCAGAATCCGTGGTCGTCAGATGAATATTACGGTTATCTCTGAAGGTCAGCTAGGGGTAGCTTGGCAGCTTGGATCTCCTCGTATTGATATTAGACCGGATGGGCGTAGATAATGGCTACCATAGCAACTCCAGCAAAGAACTTAGTTCAGTTTGCTACAAAAGCCCCAAACTTACCAACGGCACCATCGGACTATGCACAGTCTTATCAGGAGCAAATTTTAAAGACTTTACGGCTTTATTTTTCTCAAATTGATACTTTTACCCAAGGGATATCTATTGCTTTGTCTGGATCGACTGCAAATCGCCCTACAAAGCAGTTATCTATTGGGCTGTTTTATTTTGATACGACCCTTAACATTCCCATATGGTACAACGGAACCAATTGGGTAAATGCTAGCGGAACGACGGTTTAAATGATAATATTGTAAAAATGCGGATATAACGCAAAAAGGAGCATTTATGGGCGGTGGCAGCGGAGGCGGTAATAACGGTTTATTAGATACGGCTATAATGGTCGGTGCTGGTATTGCAGCGCCTGAATTAGCTCCTGTATTATTTGAAGGCGGAACCCTTGCAGGCTCTGCTGCTTTAGCTACTGGCGTAACTGGAGCCTTGACTGGCGCAGTTGGCGGCGCATTAACAGGCCAAAACCCATTGCAAACAGCCCTTGTTGGAGGTGCTGGTGGGGCTTTATCTGGTGCTTTAGGTGGAGCATCTAGTGGCGCATCTAATATGGCTAATAATGGATTAGAGTCTGGCGTTACATCAGGAACTGGTGCTGGAACAAACATTTTTGGTCAAAATATTGCTATGGGAGCACCAACCAATGCTGCACTAGCAACTTCAGGAATTACAGGTTTATTAAACACCCAAGGAATTGGCCCTAAACTTGGAGTTCCAAGTAATATAGGAGCCACTCCAGACAGCCCATTGGCCCACTATAATGCGTATTCTGCTAAGGGCGTTCAATACCCAACTAGTTTTGCTAATGGTGGTATGGTGCCAATGACAGCAACATTTCCGCAAAATCAAGTAACTACTAATAGATTTGCAAACGCATCACAGACTCCTGTAAGCGTATCCCCATTTAGAACTACATCAGATGTGCCTCCATTCTCAGCACAAACAATGGCATCTGGTGGTGTTGCCGAAACTGAAGTGCAAAAAGATATTGATGAAAACATCGTTAATCCTTTTGTATCAAGAGGTTACGCATCTGGTGGCATCTCTGATCTCGGTTCTTATTCCGATGGTGGACGTATGTTAGAAGGCCCTGGTGACGGTATGTCCGATGACATCCCAGCTTCTATTGGCGGTCATCAACCAGCACGTCTTGCTGATGGTGAGTTTGTAGTTCCAGCCGATGTCGTATCCCATTTGGGTAACGGATCTACTGATGCTGGCGCTA